TGATTGCTCTGGCATGACCGTCGATATCCTCTGGAACGCCAGCACTAACGTTATTTGCTGGACACTCAGCGGATACGGCTATTTCGACTTCCGTGGCGGCGGTCCCCTCCCGAATAACGCTGGCAGTGGCATTAATGGGGATGTCCTGTTCACGACTACGGGTCATTCAAGCGGTGATCGCTATACCGTAATGCTCTATCTGAGGAAGAGCTACTAATGGCTGATCTGAAGAATTCTGCCGCGAAGGTTCCAGAATACAATGAGATCGCTCGCCAGAAGGCGGAGGCGGATCATAACTGGGGCTATTACAGTAAGCTTGTCGAAAATTATCCCGGTTATGAGGAACAGGTCGGCCATACGAGTCATATTGCTAAGGAATATCCCAACTGGAAGGCGTTTTAGAGATGCCCTTTAAGAGCGAGAAACAGAGAAGGTATCTGTATGCAAATGAGCCGGATGTAGCCAAAAAGTTTGAAGATGATTCAAGGGCTACTCGTGGTATGCTGAAAAAGGCGATTGCCAACAGTATGAATCTGCAGGACTATGCTCGTATGAGAAGCGGCGGATTGATTAGTACCTCTAAAAAGGTCAAGGGTGTGCCGGATTTCAATACTGCATTATGCAATAAATTCAGGGATAAATAATGGCTACTTCGGGAACCTCTACATTCAACCTCGAAATTTCAGAGGTGATAGAAGAGGCATTTGAGAGATGCGGCCTTCAGTCGAGGACAGGCTACGACATCGAAACAGCCCGTAGATCTCTCAATCTTCTGAGCCTTGAATGGGTGAATCGTGGCCTCAACTTCTGGACCGTCGAGCAGGGCACCAAAACCTTGACGGCGGGCACCTCCACGGTCACGATGGATTCCGATACCGTTGATTTGATTCAGCATTGGATTCGTGATGGATCTGGTACGTCGCAAAGCGATCTGCCGATCTCACGGTTCAGTGTATCTCAGTATTCCACGATCCCGAATAAGCTCACCGAAGGGCGTCCCGTAAACTTGTATATCGACAAGCAACGTGATGCTCCGGTTGTGTATCTTTGGCCTACGCCCGATAAAGCCTACACGTTTGTTTATCAGCAAATACGGCGTATCGAGGATACAGGTGCTGTGGGATCTACCGATCCAGACGTGCCCGCTCGTTTCCTACCGGCGTTGGTGTCTGGTCTAGCCTATATGATATCCCAGAAGTATCCAGAAGCATTCGTGCGATCCCCCGAACTTAAAGCTGAATATGAATTTCAGTGGCAGTTGGCGGAACAGGAAGATCGTGATCGTGCTTCCGTGCATTTCGTGCCTGGGGGCTATAGCTGATGGCCAAGTTTGCTAAAGGCAAATATGCGTTCGGATTTTGTGATCGTACCGGATTCCGTTACAAGCTCAAGGATCTGGTTCCACAGATCAAAGCTGGTCGCATGACGGGTCTGATGGTCGGCAGGGATATGCTGGACAAGGATCAGCCCCAGAACTTTCTCGGCAGGCTTGGCGATTATGCTGATCCACAAGCCATTAGAGATCCGCGCCCTGATTTATCCCAGGATATTAGCAGGCAATTGTTTGCGTTTGATCCTGTAGGAAATGGGGACGGAGGTGGATCAGGCAACATTATGGCGCATGGACAGGTGGGGACTGTGACGGTGACTACATGACCTACACTGAATTGACTGCCGCGATCAAGGATTATTGCGAAAACACCGAATCAGCTTTTGTTGCGGCAATTCCGACGTTCGTTAAGCAGGCTGAACAGCGTATCTATCGCTCAGTCAACCTGCCTGTGAATCGCAAGAATGTTGCTGGCACGATTACCGATGGTAATCAGTATCTGGGGATGCCCACCGACTTTTTGTTTCCACTGTCATTAGCGATTACAAGTTCCAGCAACCAAATATTTTTATTGAACAAAGATGCGAATTTCATTAGATCGACGTATCCTAATGCATCCACGGAAGGGGTTCCTAAGTACTACGGTGTTTTTACGAGCGACACGTTTATCGTTGGCCCTACACCTAACGCTGATTTCGTTACGGAGCTTCATTATTACTATCAGCCAGCTTCAATTGTCGATACGAGTCCCTCGTGGTTGGGCACCAACGCCGATACTGTCTTGCTTTATGGCTCTCTGGTCGAGGCGTACACCTACATGAAAGGTGACGCGGACATGATGCAGTTGTACCAACAGAGGTATCAGGAAGCGTTGGGGTCTTTGAAGTTACAGGCTGAAGGACGAATGACTGGTGATGAATACAGGGATGGTACGATAAGGGTATCGCCGCAGATGACAGCAGCCCAATGATCAGTGGGGAAATTGGAAATGTGACGGTAACCACTACGAATAATTGTCATTTACCGCCTGAGCATTGGGCACAACGTGCTACTGATCGAATTATCAGTGTAGGGGAAGACGCCCTTCCTGCTATTGCGGAGCAGGCGCGAGTATTTAAGGATCAGGTGTACAACACCGTTAATTTTTATATCAGGGAAGCGATCAAGGAAGATCGTTCCAGGGTGGTCACGTTATTGCGATTGGCGGACCAACATGATTTGGCCAATTCCGTGGAGAAACTATAATGGCATTTTCAGGAAATTTTATGTGTACTTCTTTCAAAAAGGAATTGATGGAAGCAAAGCACAACTTCCTCCTTTCCGGTGGAAATACATTCCAGATTGCACTGTACGATGATAGTTCTTCATTCACTGCCGCTACTACGGCGTATACCACTAGTAACGAAATCAGTGGCACGAACTACTCTGCCAAGGGCAACACGCTTACGCGGATAGACCCTTCCAGCAGCGGTACTACTGCTCTTACCGATTTCGCTGATACTTCGTGGTCTACTGCTACGTTTTCGGCTATGGGTGCAATGATTTTTAATGATAGTGCGAGCGGTGATCCGTCTGTTGTTATTTTAGATTTTGGTGCATTGAAAACGGCCACTGCTGGTACGTTCACGATTGCTTTTCCTGCGGCAGATTCAAGTAACGCGATTATTCGTATAGCGTAGCATGGCAAGTGTAACTGGCTGGGGCCGCTCTACTTGGGGTTCCAGTACTTGGGGTGAGCCGGTTCCCGTTGATGTAACGGGTATAGCTGGAACTGGTAGTGTTGGAAGCGTTACGGTAACAGGTGATTCAAATGTCACCGTAACTGGAATTGCTGGTACTGGGGCGGTAGGAACCGTAACAGCTACCGGAGATGCGAACGTAACCGTCACTGGTTTGGCGGCTACGGGTGGTGTAGGAAGCGTTACCGTAACGGGCACGGCGAATGTTACGGCGACGGGTATTGCCGGAACGGGTGCAGTTGGCTCCGTAACGGTGACAGGTGATGCGAATGTTTCGGTGACGGGTGTTGCCGGAACAACTGCGCTGGGTTCGGTATCGGTAACGGTTGATGTTTCGATAGCGGTTACTGGAATTGCGGCGACAGGTGGTGTGGGTTCGGTAACGGTGACGGGAATTGCAAACGTCACTGTCACCGGGGTTGCTGGAACAACTGCGGTAGGAAGCGTTACGACGAGCGTTAGTCAGGATATCGACGTAACGGGCGTGGTAGGAACAACGGGAATAACTGGAGTCAATGTATGGAGCATCATAGATGATTCTCAGACGCCAGATTGGGGGGCTATAGATGATTCACAGACACCGGAGTGGTCTGAGGTGTCGGACTCACAGACACCAGATTGGGCTGCTGTAGATGACGCACAAACACCCGGATGGTCGGAGGTGTCAGATTCGCAGACACCAGATTGGGAAGTTGTGCCTTCGTAATCAGATTTGTGTGCTTTAGAGGCTAGGAATAAGAAATGGCAACATACGTCAATAATTTGAGACTGAAGGAAATTGCTACAGGTGCTGAGTCAGGTACTTGGGGTACTTCCACCAATACAAATCTAGAGCTTATAGCAGATGCTTTTGGTTCTGGTACGGAAGCCATCACAACCAACGCCGATACGCATACCACCACCGTAGCAGATGGTGCGGCTGACGAAGGTAGAGCCATATACATGAAGTACACGGGCACGCTGGATTCAGCGTGTACCATTACTCTGGCACCAGACACCATTAACAAATTCTGGATTATTGAGAACGCAACAAGCGGCTCTCAAAATATCCTTATAAAACAGGGTTCTGGTGGTGGAGCGGCAATAACAATCGGCAATGGTAAGGTTGCGGCGGTCTTCACCGATGGTGCTGGATCTGGCGCGATTGTCTATGATGCGTTCGCTGATCTGGAGTTGAGCAGCACCCTGACCGT